TTGTCCCCTGTTTTTAATGTGACAAGTACAGATAATCGCGTGGTCATGGGCACTACTGCGGTAACCAACGCCTACATCCAAGTAGCGTGGACCGTGGTCTCTGATGCACGCGACAAGACAGATTTCGCTGCTGTCCCACATGGTTTGGACTTTGTCTCTAAGCTCAACCCAGTTGCCTATCGTTTCAAGCTAACACGTGAAAGCACCGAGGGCCACGGGCCTTTGCGCTATGGATTTAAAGCACAAGACATATTGGCGCTAGAGGGCGAATCCAGTGTGATTATTGATGCGGATGATCCTGAGAAGTTACGTTATCAAGGCGAGAGCCTTGTCCCTGTGCTGGTCAAAGCAATACAGGAACTGAAAGCAGAACTAGAAACAGTTAAAGCACAAGTTGCCGCGTTGTCTGCATAACAATCTTTGACAGGGTAAAAAATGCCATTACAAAAGATTTTGTTGAAGCCCGGTGTAAATCGGGAAAACACACGCTATACCAATGAAGGTGGATGGTACGAGTGCGACAAAGTGCGCTTTCGTCAAGGCACGCCAGAGGTGATTGGTGGATGGCAGCCTTATTCCAGTGCGACATATCAAGGCATATGCCGTTCTTTGTGGAATTGGGTGCTTCTCAATAATTTGATAATTATTAGTGTTGGAACTAATTTAAAGTTTTATATAGAAACTGGTACTGTCTATTACGATATAACCCCGCTCCGTGCAACAAGCACTATCAACAACAATCCGTTTGTAGCTACAAACGGCTCTAGGGTTATAACTGTAACGGATACTTCGCATGGTGCCTCCACAGGAGACTTTGTAACTTTCAGTGGTGCCACAGGATTAGGTGGAACGGTTAATGCCGCAGTATTAAATGCAGAGCATCAAATTACTACTGTATTAACCGCCAATACATACACAATTACAGTCACTACCGCTGCCAATACAACAGATGCAACTAATTCCCCCGGAGGCGGGGCATCTGTTGTAGCTGCTTATCAAATCAGTGTTGGTCCAATAACGCAACAACCTTTAGTGGGATGGGGCGCAGGAGGTTGGGGCTTAGGCACTTGGGACAATAGTGTAGGAGCCACTATACCGTTACGTTTGTGGAGCCAACAAAACTTTGGTGAAGACCTAGTGTTTAATCCACGTGGAGGCGGTATCTACTATTGGGATGCAACTGGTGGCTTATCTGCTAGAGGCGTGTTGCTTAACACTTTGGGAGGTACGGTTACTTTTACAAATAGCGTGCCTACAGGAATAGCTGCAGCAACTACTTACTATGCATACAACGTAGAGGGACTAACTTTTGGCTTGACTGATTCAACAGGAGCCGAAGTAAGCACCTCTTCTACTGGTACAGGCGTATATGTATCTCTTATTGTGGATGTTCCCACAATAGCAAATTCAATAGTGGTCTCAGACACTTCTCGCTTCATTATTACTTTTGGTGCAAACGATTATGGGTCTGCAATCTTGGACCCAATGTTGATTCGTTGGTCTTCTCAAGAGGACCCGTACAACTGGACACCTACTGCTACTAATCAAGCGGGTAGTGTTAGGTTGTCTCATGGGTCTGAGATTCTTGCAACCGTTCAAGCTCGTCAAGAGATTGTGGTGTTTACTGATTCTTCAGTTTATTCTTTACAGTATCTTGGTCAGCCGTATGTGTGGGCTCCGCAACTGCTTGGAGACAACATCTCCATCATGGGGCCAAATGCAGCAATCATTGCTTCGGGTATTGTGTACTGGATGGGCGTAGATAAGTTCTATGCATATGACGGACGTGTGCAAACCCTCAACTGTGACTTGCGCCGTTATGTATTTAGTGACCTTAATCAATTGCAGCGACTACAGATATTCTGTGGAACAAACGAAGGCTTCAATGAGGTCTGGTGGTTCTATTGCTCTGGTAGTTCTACAACAGTAGACAGGTATGTTATTTATAACTACCTTGAAAAAGTGTGGTACTACGGAACGATGGAGCGAACTGCTTGGCTTGATTCCGGCATTGAGCCCTATCCAATTTCGGCAAAATACAACAGCACTGCTGTTACCGGCAACTTGATCAATCAGGAAATTGGCTTGAATGACAACACCACTGGGGTAAACGTTGCAATCGATGCATATATTTCTTCTGCTGAATTTGACATCAATGATGGCCACAACTTTGGTTTTGTTTGGCGTATCCTCCCTGACTTGACGTTTGGGGAATCTACTAATAGTCCTAGTGGAGCCTTGCCACAGACAACAATGACACTGTATGGTCTGGCCAATTCGGGTTCTGGAAGCACGGGCAATGCTAGTGGCGCCATCACAGAAGGCACTACTTACGTGATCACGGAAGAATTTACAGGACAAATAAACACGCGCGTGCGTGGTCGCCAGATGATTTTGAAGATGGCTTCAAATCAAATCAACACTGCATGGCAACTGGGCGCGCCTCGTATGGACATCAGACCAGATGGGCGGCGTTGATGGCTACAGTTATTAAAAAAGCAAAAACTTCTTCCATAAACCCTGTTGCACCAAACCTCCCACTTGCTCCTCTTCAATACGAAAGGCAGTTTCAGGATCAGTTTGAAAACATTCTGCGCCTGTACTTTAATCAGCTAGACAACTCGTTTGCGTCTTTGCTTGGTTCATCAGGGGCAAAATATCTAAGTTTTCCTTATGGCGCTTTTTCTAGTAGCGTGGATCAGTCTACAACGGCCAATACAGCTACATTGATGACGCTAGACACAGTTGATTTTTCTAATCAGGTAACCATCAATTCGTCCAAGATCATTGTGGCAAACCCGGGGATTTATAACCTTCAGTTTAGTGTGCAATTAGAAAACTCTGGTAACGCTCCTTATGATGTATTTATTTGGCTTAAACAAAACGGGGTAGACATTGTTGGTTCTACAGGTAAAGTAGGTATGCCCGCTAGAAAAAACCCCGGCGACCCATTTCATTCTATTGTTGGTTGGAATTACTTCCTGTCAATGAAGGCAAGTGACCACATTGAGATTTACTGGTCAACAACCAACGTCGCAGTAACCATACAAGCGTACCCCGCTTCTGGAACACCAACTAAGCCATCAACCCAGTCTGTCGTGGCTACTATGACATTTGTGTCTAGACTGCCCGCATGATAAACTCAATCAACCCCCTTACGGCATAAGGAAATAATATGGCAACCGCAGCAGATATACAGGGAATTAGGGGATTGCCCCCTCAAGGCGAACAAGCCGCTCCACAGCTCAGTATTGATGATTCCTATGACGCAATTCGTGGGGGATTGAGCGACGCCAGCCCTCAGGCTTCGGCACAAGTACAAGAGACTCTCAACCAGCTCTTGCCTGCTTTAGATCAAATCAGTGACGAGGACTTGGATACGCTTATTCAAATCGTGCAGTATATGCACGACAATGAAGGAGAGTACGCCAGCGCTGTAGCCCAGTTGGTGCAGGCAGGCATAGTGGACGATGGTGTTTTCCCTCCTGAATACAACCCTGAATTTATTGCTACCTTGGGTATGGTTTTGTTGGAAGCCAAGCGCCAACGTTCACAGGCCGCTCCTGAACAACCAATGCCACAGCCTCCCATGCAGTTGGCTGCCGGTGGTATTGCAGAAGCCGCTCGTATGGTGGCAGGACATGGCCGTTCTGGCGACACCATGTTGGCTCACATTAATAAAGATGAAGCTAAATTACTTAAGAGGTATGGGGGTTCTGGAACTATCAACCCAAAGACAGGACTACGTGAGTTCTGGAGCCTTGGAAAAGCCATTAGTGATTTGGGAAAATCCGCCGTTAGTTTAGTTAGCAATCCAATTGGCACAATCAACAAAGCCGTAGGTACTATTACTAATGGTGTTAAAGATGTAGTCTCCAGCCCTGTTGGCAGAATCTTGGCTACTGCGGCACTTGCCGCGTTCCTCGGCCCAGCAGCAATGTCCGTTTATGGTGTTGCTGGTGCAGGACTTGGCACTGCTGCTTCTATCGGTCTTGCTTCTGGCGCAATCACCGCTTTAGGCGGAGGCAACGTAAAAGATATCTTGCGTAGTGGCGCACAAGGCTACTTTATTGGAGCGGTTACAGGCCCTGCAGGTAGTGCAATTGGTTCTGCTACTGGTGTTACC